ATGCGGCAGGATCTAAACGCGACACTGACCGCGGGCGACGCGATTGGTGAGGCTGGAACGAACCAGGCCGCATTGCAGCAGTGGGCTGCTGCGAATGGCCTGCAGTTGTCTGCTGATGCTGCCGCGGCCTATGTGGGCCGCATGACGCTGGGCGAGCAGTCGTTTAATGATGTGAAGGATGAGATCCGCCGGACATATCTGGCGGGCATGTACCCGGCGTGGGCGGACAAGATCAATGCCGGTACGGACCCGAGCGTGGTCTTTGACCCGTACAAGAACAGCATCAAGAATCTGCTGGAACTGTCTGATGTTGGTTTGGATGATCCGCTGATGAAGCAGATCCTGCAGAAGACGGATAAGGATGGTAAGCCGGTGGCCGTTCCGTTGTATGAGGCGGAACGGATGGCTCGGCAGGATCCGCGCTGGCAGCAGACGGATAACGCATACGCGACGTATGCGAATGTCGCTACTAGTCTCCTTCGGACGTTTGGGTTCGCATAATGGCTGAGCAGTGGTCTAAGGCTAAGGACGACGCATACAACGCGGCTATCGCCCGTGGTGATATGGCAGCAGCAGGCGCTCTGGTCGCTGAGCGTGACGCCCTCGTTGTCACTAACGAGAATTGGCACCGTGCCCACGGCACTGGCCCGTTCGCGCAGCAGGGCGGGTCCGGTGGCGGCGACAATGGTGCTGCCGCAGCCGAAGAGGCAAAGCGGCAGGCTCGTGAGGCTGCCTCAGCGTGGCTGACTAACCTGCTGAACCAGTTCGGCATGTCAGGTATGGCCGGCGAGGTGTCCAACCTGATCCAGCAGTGGGGCACAAACACTGAGGTCATCGGCCTCAAGTTGAAGGACACGGCCCAGTACAAGGACCGGTTCAAGGGGCTGCTCGCGTTGCAGTCACGCGGCGTAACGGACGTGTCCAACGAGGCTGAGTACATTCAGCTTGAGTCGCAGTACCGGCAGGCGTTCCGCGAGAACGGCATCCAATCGTTTCTGGGTGATGCTGGTTCTACCGCGGAGCGTGACAAGATCGCTGACATTGTCGGCAACTACAGCCTGTCCGTGAACGAGGTCCGCGACCGGATCTCCGACGCGCAGCGTGTTGCGGCAAACACGCCACAGGAAGTGCAGGACGCTTTCCGCGAGTTCTATGGCGTGGACGCCACCGCTCTAGTCGAGTACAGCCTTGACCCGGTCGGCACTGCGGAGCGTTTCAACCGGCAGGCGAACGCCGCCGTGGCGGCGGGGCTTGCTCGTCGGCAGGGCCTGGACGCTGGTCGTGGTGTGAGCGAGCAGATCGCTGACCTATCCGGTTCGCAGGACATCAACGCCGGCTATTTGACACAGCAGTTGAACGATGTCGCCGCGGTAAGGGACGCGACGGCTCGTTTGGCGACGATTGAGCAGGGCGCTTTGAGTGATGATGAGGCGATCAGTTCAACACTTGGGCTTGACGCCGAGTCAGAGAAGAAGGTGAAGGGTTTGCAGTCGCGGGAGCGTGCACGTTTCGGTGGCTCAAGCGGTTTCGCCACAGGGTCTCTGAGTAGATCTGACGGCATTTAGACCACCCACCACGGCTCTTGTGGCCGTGGTTTAGGGCGTGAATGGTGAGGGCTGGATCGGTGTTGCATGCAGCGCCCCAGCCAACCCCAGTTCGATTCTGGGCACGTCCACCAACCCAGCCAGACCGACCGGCCCTGGCGGTGTAACAGACCGGTAGTCACAGCCATCGCTTCTTCCCCAAGCAGCGATGCGGGTGGCGATACACCTATTGAGTGAATAGTTGGGAGATTGGTATGTCCATGTATGACGATGACGATTTTGATGGCGACGACCAGGACGCTGGTGGCAATGCCCTGCAGCAACTGCGCAAGGCCAACAAGGCCAAGGACAAGCAGCTCAAGGAGATGACTGAGCAGTTGGAGTCCATGCAGAAGTCGCTTCGGGAACGCAGCGTCAAGGACGTGCTTGCCGCGAAGGGACTGCCCGAGAAGATTTCGGCGTTTATCCCCGAGTCGGCAACCACCTCCGATGAGGTGGAGGCTTGGATCAGCGAGTACGGAGACGTGTTCGGGGTCCAGCCGCAGGCCGACGAGCCTGCTTCTACCCCGCAGCAGAATGCGCCAGAGGTTGATGCCCTCAACCGGATCAGCCAGGTGCAGTCAAGCGGTCAGCCGTTCAGCCAGGACCCGGACCAGATGAGCGCACTTATCAACAGCGTCAGCTCGCCGGAAGATCTGAACAGGCTGCTGTTTGGCAACGCTACGGGGCCGCAGGCCGTCTAGGCCAGCACAACCATTCCTTTATCTATCCACTTGAAAGGTGGTGAAAGCACACTATGGCTAACGCATACACTGGCACTTCTGCCGTTGCTGGCCTCGTCAAGGCGGCCTATGACCGCTATGTCGAGTTCGCTCTGCGTTCGCAGCCTCAGTTCCGCGCTCTTGCGGATCGTCGGCCCGTTCAGCAGGCCATGCCGGGTTCCAGCGTCGTGTTCTCCCTGTACCAGGATCTCGCTGCGGCGACGACTTCCCTGACGGAGACGACCGACCCTGACTCGGTTGCGCTCAGCAACGTCAACACTGTGTCCGTCACTCTGAATGAGTACGGCAACACTGTGCTCAACACCCGCAAGCTCGGTGAGTTCGCTTTCAGCGACGTTGATCCGGCTGTGGCGAACATTGTCGCCTACAACATGGCTGACTCGATTGACAAGATCGTGGTTGCCACGCTGATCGGCGGCACGAACGTGCTGTACGGCACGGGCGGTGCAAGCACTCCGTCCAGCACTGCGACTGTCGCAGCGGAGGACACCATTGCGGGTGCTGACATCCGTAAGGCCGTTGCCAAGCTGCGGGCAGCGAACGCTGTCCCGCGTGAGGGCATGCTGTACGCGACCTACATGCATCCCGAGGTTGCGCATGACCTGCGCGCCGAGACTGGTGCACTGTCCTTTGAGGACATTCGCAAGTACACCGACCCGAACGTCGGCAACGTCCTCAACGCTGTGACCGGCGTTTTCGGCGGCACCTACGTCGTGGAGACCCCCCGCGCCTACACGGCGACCGATGGGGACACCTCCACGAAGGTGTACCGCACGATCATTGCCGGCCAGCAGGCGCTCGCTGAGGCGACCGCTGTTGAGCCCGGTGTCGTGATCGGCCCGGTTGTTGACAAGCTCATGCGTTTCCGGCCTATCGGCTGGTACTCGCTGCAGGGTTGGGCTCGCTACCGCGAGGAAGCCCTGTACCGCATTGAGTCTTCGTCTTCCATCGCTGCCTGATTGTAGGCGGGACTCTGGCTGGCCCGTTGCGCTTACCGGCGTGGCGGGCCAGCCGCGTACCGAAGGGATTTGCTGTGCGTCGTCTGTGGACTGGTGGTCCGGTTATTGACCGGGAGGCTGGCCGTTCCCACAAGTTGTGGTGGGTTGGCTGGAATGAGGGCATCACACTGGCCCGGTCGGGTGACGGCACGTGGCAGGAGTTGACGTTCCCTGTTGATCAGGACTTGTCGTCGTACTCGTTTGTACTGCGGGGTGGCTACCAGCAGGTAGTGCCTGAGAACTATTACACGGAGCTGGTTGCAGCCGGTTACGGCTCCCACTTCACGGACCTTGACGAATACACCAACACGATACTTAGCGAATACGAGGAATGACTGTGGCGACTATTCCCCCGAACCGTGAGGTTGGCGATCAAGGCCATATTGACGACCACAATGCGATCAATGCGAAGCTTGCTGAGCTAGCGGCGATTCTGCCGGTGGCCGGGCCGCAGGGTGAGCGTGGCGAGCGCGGTGAGCGCGGCGAAACTGGGGGTGTTGGGCCTGCCGGCCCGCAAGGGATTCAAGGTTTGCAGGGTGTGCCAGGTGAGCGTGGCGAGCAGGGTTTGCCTGGTTCGGCTGCGCTGTCTGATGCTGCGCCGCAGGATCTTGGCACTGCCTCTGCTGGTATTGGCACGCTGGCTTCGCGTGCGGATCATGTGCATGACATGCCGTCGGCTGCTGATGTTGGTGCTGACGCGGCTGGTACTGCTAGCTCGGCAGTGTCGTCGCATGCTGCTGTGACGACGAGTGTTCATGGGATTAGTGACACAGCGAACCTCGTGTACACGGGTGACTCGCGCTTGTCGGATGCGCGCACGCCTACGGCGCATGCTTCGTCGCATGGTTCTGCGGGTAGTGATCCGATCACGGTGGCGCAGTCTCAGGTGACGAACCTGTCTACGGATCTTGCCGCTAAAGCGGATGCGGCTGATGTGCCTCCGCTGCTGATCGGTGTGGCCTGCTCGGATGAGACAACTGATCTGGAGGCTGGCACGGCGGTGGTGACGTTCCGTGTGCCAGCGGCGATGACGTTGACGGGTGTGCGTGCTTCAGTAAGTACGGCTCCTACTGGCGCGAATCTGATCGTGGACATTAATGAGGGTGGTACGAGCATTCTGTCTACGAAGTTGAGTATTGATGCTGGTGAGAAGACTTCTACGACGGCGGCTACGCCTGCCGTGATTTCGGATACTGCGTTGGCTGATGATGCTGAGATCACGGTTGATATTGATCAGATTGGTTCGACGGTTGCTGGTGCTGGGTTGAAGGTTTGGCTGGTGGGGGTTCCGGCGTGATCATCAACCCGTTTTGGTTTGCGGCTATTGCTGGCTTGTCG